ACGACAACCGCAAGCCCATGCAGCTGCGGTTCACGGCGTCGCGGCTGAACCGGGTCAGCCTGCGCGAGGAGGTGGCGGCCCTGTTCGGCTACACGGCGACCGACGGCCCGGTGGCCTTGGACGTGGTCGTCGAGCGCGACGTGGTCATCGGCGGCGGCACGGCGGCGGACGGCCCGAGCCTCGACACGGGCACCTTCCCGAGCGGCTCGACCATCCTGCTGACGCTGGAGGCCGGCGCGTACATCGTCGGCAGCGGCGGCAACGGCGGCCAGGGCATGTCCGACCTCGGCGCAGGGATGACGGCGGGCACGGCTGGCGGGCCCGCCCTACGCATCGCCACGCCGACCACGATCGTGAACGGCGGGCGCATCCAGGGCGGTGCCGGCGGCGGCGGCGGCGCGGCGCGAGGCCAGGCGTCCAGCGTCAACCGGCCCGGTGGCAGCGGTGGCGGCGGCGCAGGAGCGCCAGGGGGCAAGGGCGGCCCGGCACTAGGGTCGCCGCCCGATCCGAGCACTGGCGGGCAGCCAGGCACCTTGCTAGCCGCCGGAGCGGGTGGCCAGAGCACCACCGGCACCCCGATCGGCGGCAGCGGCGGCGCACCCGGCGCGGCTGGATCGTCTGGCCAGTCGGGCCTTGGCGGCGTCGCCGGCGCGGCGGGCGGCGCGGCAGGCTACGCGCTGGGCTACGTCACGGGCGTACCGTACTCGGTCATCGCCGCAGGCGGGTCCATCGTCGGGACCACGGTGGCACTGTGACGACTCGCCCCGGCATCGTCGGCCTGGACTCGCTCGCGTACACGCGCGCGAAGGGCCTGTGCCACCTCCTCCTGATCATCCGGCCCGACGGCCAGCGGCTGGCGGTCACGGACCACGACCGGCAGGTGACGTTCGAGGGCGACACCTACCGCCCGATCGTCCTGGGCGAGCTGTCTGCAGACCGCCGCGAGGCCGCGCTGCGCACCGGCAGCCAGGAGGCCAAGGGCGTCATCGACAGCATCAGCATCACGGCCAGCGACATCGACGCGCAGAACTACGTCGGGTCCGAGGTGCGGCAGGTCATCGTGGACTGGGTACGGCCCTGGATTGTGCTGGCCCGGCATCGCCGGTGGATCAGGCAGATGCTGCGGACTGGCGCCAGTTTCACGGCGACCCTTGAGGGCCGCGCGCAGCAGCTCCAGCGACCGCAGGGCGGCCGCTTCGGCGGCGTGTTCACGCCCAAGTGCCCGTACCGGCTGGGCGGCAAGTACTGCAAGAAGGACATTGGGCAGTGGACGCAGCTCAACCCGACCGACACCGGCAATGCCACCAGCTCGACCATCGACAGCGTCACCGACAGCACGCAGAGCTGGGCGGTGAACAGCTACCAGAGCACGACCAGCCAGCACTACTACGTCCTGCTGCGGCCCAACTCCATCACGGGCACGATCAACCAGGGCAGCGGCCAGCTTCGGAAGATCTTGAGCAACACGGCTACGACGGTTGCACTCGACGAGCCGTTCGAGACCACGCCGGCGCAGACGATCGGCTACCGCCTCGGCCAGGGCTTCGCGGTGTCGACGATCGTGAGCGGCCGCGCGCGGTACGAGTTCAAGGTGGCCACGATGGCTGCCGAGGTTGACCAGTGGTTCCGCGACGGCGCGGTGATCTTCGCCAGCGGCGCGAACATCGGCCGCACCTTCGCGATCGCGGACTACCGCAGCAGCGACCGCAAGCTGACGTTGCTGACGCCTACGCCGTTCGACGTGGCAGTTGGCGATAAGGCCATCGTGCTGGTCGGCTGCGACGGCCTGCTCAGCACGTGCCGGGACAAGTTCGCCAACGTGCTGAACTTCGGCGGCGACCCGTACGCGCCGTCGGCGCAGGCCATCATCTCACCGCCCGAGGAAGTGTGATCGCACGACAGCAGTACCTGGATGCAGTGGCAACCTGCATCGGCACGCCGGTCGGCCACCGAGGCCGCACGATCGGCGGCGCGCTCGACTGCGTGGGCGTGCCCTGGGCGGCGGCGACGGCCTGCGGCCTCGTGCTGCCGGCCACGCAGGTCTACGGCAGCCACCCGACGGGCGACGAGCTGGCGAGCGGGCTGGCCGGCTACGCTGACCGCTGCGAGCGCATCGAGGACGCCCACATGATGCAGGTGATGATCGGCCGGCACGCGCGGCACGTCGTGGTCCCTGTGCATCTCGACGCCGACGGCCTGGTCTGGGTCGTCCACGCCTGGGCGAAGGCCAAGGTGGTGGAGCGCACGCGGCTGGCCTACGAGCCGGCGGCGTTCTGGCGCATTCGGGGGGTGGCGTAGTGGCTTCCGCAGGCGTCCAAGGAGCAGCAGCCGCCGGCGTGTTCGTCGGCGTGCCGGTGGTGGGCTGGGCTGTCGGCATCGCGGCGGCGTTGGTGGACTACTTCGTCATCATGCCGTCGCTGCGCAAGAAGCCCGGCGACCGCAACGAGCCAGAGCGGCTGCTCGACGCGCCGATCGGCTCCAACGACGTAGGAGCGCCACGGGTCTGGGCGATCGGCACGCGCATTCGCGTCCCGACGCACATCATGTGGCAGGACAGCAAGACGCGCGAGGAGACCAGCGGCAGCAGCAAGGCGGGGACGCAGACCAGCCTTCGCCGCGTGATTTTCGACGCCGCGCTGGCGCTGAACGACCGACCGACGCAGCGGCTCGTCACGCTGTACGGAAACGGTCGGCTGATGCTGTTCCGGTCGCAGAATCAACTGCAGATCCGAACGCACCTGATGACGCTCGCGCAGCCCAACGGAACCGATGTCGTGCTGACCATGGCCGACACGCTGCAGCCTGCCTTCACGGAGAAGTTCCAGCTCGGCGACTACGTGCAGCTGCGGGACTGGGTCCAGACTGGTGGAACTGGCGTCTACGCCAACATCAACTTGAAGCCGTGGCAAGTCACGGCGATTACCGACCACTCAAGCACGACGCCTAGCGCAATGACGCTGGCGCGTCGCTGGGGTGTTGGCACGGCCATGGTTGGCGTCGCTGCGACTGCTGGCAATCCATACCAGCCAGCAACGGTTGAGCGCATCGACGACAAGCTGTTCAGCTATCGCGGCCGCATTGGCGCTGGCGACTTGTACGTCATGCAGGCTAGCCACCTGTCTCCGTCGAACATCTTTCAATCCGGCGAGCCGGTGCAGTTCCGGCAAGAGACGACCGTGCTGCATCAGATTGGGCAGCTCGCGTCGCAGGTGCCTCCGTATTACACTAGGAGGGCGTTGCAGATTGCTGGTCCCTTCGGCGCAATCTATGGAACCTTCGGCCCTGCATTGGGGTCGTCGGCGTATGCCCGCGTCAATGTTGTTGGCATCTATCCCACCAGCTCTGGAGGCGGTACGGGCACATTCCCGACGCCGACGGAGTTCTCGCCGCTCATCGTAGAAAGTCGCAACGCCAGCAACTTCTACTTCGGCGTCTTCGCCGGCTCGTGGAATCCCGATGCCTACTATTACACCGGCAGCGATTCGCAGCTGACTGACCCGATCCTCGACTCCGCTCTCGGCGCGGCCAACGTGCCCGCCTATCGCGGTCTGTCGTACCAAGTCCTCGACGGCTTCGTCTCCACGCTGTTCGGCGATCAGCTGCCGTACTCGTGCGAGGCCATCCTCGAAGTCGACAACCAGATGGACTGGCCGCAGGCGATTGAAACGCTCCTGCGGGAACGCGGCAATCTGCTGTCGCCGGCGATCGACGTGAACGGCGTGACCAGCCGGCCTTTCCAAGGCTACTTCCTGCGCGGCGCGGTGCCGTGCGTGCAGGCGCTGCAGCCGCTGCTGATCGCTGGCCAGATTACGGTGCAGGACCGCGACGGCGTGCTGGCGTTCTCCGAGTTCCGCAACGCCGACAGCGTCGCCGTCGACAACGGCGCGGTCATCTCGCACTTCGGCACGCGCCTGGACGGCGACAAGGCCGCCGACGACAAGTGGACGATCGAGGACAAGGGCGAGGGCGACCTGCCCAAGCAGGTCAACGTGCGGCACCAGGACGCGGACAACCTGCTGCTCGCCGGCATGCAGTCGTTCGGCTTGCGCTCTCCGGAGAGCACCGACGAGCAGAATGAGCAGGACGTGGACCTGCGGCAGCTCGTGATGACGCGGCGCGAGGCGACCAACCTCGCGGCGACGATGCTGCGGAGAGCGTGGGTCAACCGCCGGACGTACCGCTTCGTGTTGCCGGCGGCGTACCTGCACCTGCTAGAAAGCGATCTCGTGACCTGGACCGACGACGAGGGCCGGCCGCACGTCGCGCGCATCATTCAGCGCGACGTTGGCAACGACTTCCGCGTGAGCATCACCGCACTGGCCGAGGACCTCGACCTGACCGTGGCCGGATCGCCGGCGCAGTCGGCGTCGAGCTTCATCCCTGGTCTGCCGGGCGGCAGCTCGGGCATCGAGACCACGATCGTGGACGCGCCGGCGGTCACGGACAGCACGGCCTACATCCCCGGCCTGCACATCGCCATCGACCACACCGGCGGCCAGTGGGCAGGGGCGGCGGTCTACGAGAGCACGGACGGCACCAACTTCGACCTCGTCGGCACGACGGACAAGCGCAGCGTCGTCGGCACCAGCGAGGCGCAGCTCGACTTCTGGCCGTCGGCGGAAACGATCATCGACCCGAACCCGCTGTTCTCGCCGGTGAATCCGACCGACTTCCAGGCCATCGTCTGGCAGTTCAGCGACAGCGCGGCGAGCCGGGTACTGAGCACGACGCAGGCCCGTACCGAACGCGGCAGCAACTGGGCGGCGATCGTCTCGCCCGGGCAGCCGACCGAGATCGTCAGCTTCCGCACCGTGACGGCACTGGGCGGCGGTCGCTTCAC